CTCTATGATTCTTCTCATCATATGTGATGTCGAGATGCTGGTTCGCCTGTTCCTTAACAAGTGAGAGGAACTTCTCACGAAGCTGCTCACCAACTCCTGGTGACCCTGTCGGAAGAGATTTATCTTCTTCGACCTTTTTTTCCTCTTTCTTTTCTGTCTTCTTGCCTGCGGCTTTCTCTCTCCAATCCTGGTCTTGGGTTCCAGGCATAGGCACCATTTCGGGTTCCTTGCTGGTCTCTTTTTCAGCGGGCTTGTCCTGAGGGACGATAGTGTACCATCTCAAGAAAGTGCTTTCGGTTACTGCTTTGATAGCATCACCCGACTTAATTGAGATAGTTGTTTCGTCCTGACTGACGACAGTACCTGTGGTACCATCCCGCTTGTTGAACACTTCCAGGTTCACATAGCTTTGTTTCATGGTATCCTCCTTTTTCAATAGTGGCGTGTACTTTTGTACCGTCATCATTATTGTACTACATAGTTAGCAAATTGTAAAGGGTTTTCCTTAAAAAAACTTAGAAATATTCCTCTAACTCTTCGAAAAACTCATCACAATCATTAACATCTTTACCTTGCGGCACAGCTAAATAATAAATTATCTTTGTTGGACCAAGAACTCTTTTTAACTTTGCCATTGCTCTTCTGCCTGCTTCATCCGGGTCCATTGCTAATACATATTTACGCACTGGCAACTTTTTCAATAAATCGTACTGATATTCTGTTCCGGTTCCAATCAATGCCATTGAAGGTCGTCCGTGCTTCCAGCAAGTCAGACAGTTGAAGAAAGATTCGCAGATTATAGCTTCTGAATATTTACCTGATACAAATCTTTCAGCACCGTACACAGGTTTTTCAACTCCCTCCGGGTAATTAAAAAACTTAACCTTAACGCTCCGGCGAGCTACAAAAGCGGGAGTCTTATCAGCGTAATACACAGGAAAAGTAATGCACTGACTATCAGAATCAAACCCAATATCAAACTCTTCAATAATTTCATCGGTTAACCCCCTTTCATACATATATGGGTGATAGTACCTATATCTATCAAGCTCTTGTTCCGTGAAGCCTTGTGGCGTTACTGCTTGCCGTTTCTCGCCACGAGATAGGTTCAGCTCCAAGGGTTTCCTGGACTCTACGGCAACTGTTAGGAAGTTCTTTGAAAGCCATTTGCGCCCAAAATCTCCGCCGTCATCGTAATGCCCAAATACCTCTGAAATCATCTGGTCTATTGTACCTGCCCACCCACAGGTGAAACAGTGACATTTTCCGTCGATTCTTGACACACCGAATGAGGGTTTCCTCTCTTGTCCGTCTTTATGGAACGGGCAATTCGTCATTATATCGTCTTTTCCAGAGGGCTTGAATACTCTGAATAGATTGTTTCCATTTATATTGCACTGTCTACGAAGTTCTTCTAGAACATCCTGTTCATCTGCAATCAAAGGGTTTCCATTTACGCTGAACAATTTATCACCTCATTTTCAATTCTTCCATCTTCTCTCGAACGAGTTTGTCTACCACCTTTCCGAGAGTTTTATATCCACACATCTGCGCAAGTTGATGCAGATGATAGAGTGTTTGAGGAGCTACGATAATCTTATTTGACTTCTTCTTAAAATTGTTACGATATCCCATATTAACACCTCTTTCTTAAAACACCTCGGAGCCATCTTTGAAATCTTCTTTTGCTTTCTTGATGTCTTCTGAATTATCTCTTTCTGCTTCCTCATTTGGAATGTATTTGAACACACCTTTATCGATGTCCCAAAGATAAATCAGTTTGTCTCCGCTCTTACCATTTCTGTTCTTCCTGATGGTAAGTTCGATTCCAGGACCTTTCTGTCGAGCAGCGATTACAGTGGACGCATTATATGCGATACCATCTGAATCTCTGATGTTCTCGAGGTCTGGAGCATCATCTTCTTTTGCACCCTCTCTGTTTGACTGACATACGACGATAATTGGAATACCGAGTTCTATAGACAGGTCCATAAGGTCTTCTGAAATATTCGTAAGTCCTGTGGTCCTGTTATCTCCTCGCTGCTTCCTCTCATCTTTAAGGTAACTTATTCCATCTACACCAAGTATGTCGAGTTTATTTGACTCTATGAAAGCTCTCAATTTAGATACTGTAATGTTTCGTCTAAAATCTTTCGGACTTGCAACGAAGAAAGGTATCTCATTTTTAGAAAGCTGTTCGATATACTTTTCATAATCTGGAGCATCATCCCCTCGAGTAAGTGCAGAGTTTGATATATTTCCCGAAAGAGTATCAAAACGATATCCCGTTTTTATAGCCGACATCTCGGGTTCGATAAGACCTACTCTTTTTCCAATTCTCCAAGCGTGTTCAAGTGTCTTAATAAGAATCCAAGATTTACCTTGTCCAGTTCTTGCGAAAAGAACAGCAAACTCTTCTCCTCTCTGCCACCCTCCTGTGATTTCGTCCAATTCTTCAAATCCAGTAGGTATGCAGAACCTTTCCTTGTTTTCTCTTCGTTCTTGCCACTCTATTAGGCGTTCTCGTGCTTGTGACACAATGTCCACACCTAGCACAACATTATTCTGTATGAGAGAAGGTAGCTGCGACTGTAAATATTCCACCGCGGCTCTTGAATCCGTCTGAATAATGTCTGCGAGTTTATTTATAACAGGAACCGTGAGAGAATACAAGTGCTCTTCATTAAATGTCTCGATAAGGTACTTGTCTGACTCTGTCACATCTACAATAGTGAAGTTAGGAAACTTCGACAGAAATGTTTCTTTGTCCGGCACATTACCATATTCTCTTATATGATTCATAATGAATGCGTACTCATCGGGATATGTGATAAAATAATCCTCGGTGATACCATTCAGAGTTAGAATAGATGCGTTCCTCTCTTTCAGAACTTTAGACAATACTTGCAGTTCAATCATGGTAGACCCCTCGCTTATCTTGGTCTACGAATTGAACGATTTCACTTGCGTTCCATACTCTGCTTGCCAGTCGTCCGCCAAGGTTTCGTACCATTCCTTCGTAGTCCACATTTCCCGTGAATATATTTGCTTTATTCGAAAGCACACGAGCGTCTATATAATTGAGCAGGACTGCATGATTGAAGTCTGTCAGCTTAATAGATGTGATGTCGTCCCATATGACAAGGTCACATCTTAATATGTCTTCTCGTATCTTTACGAATTCTTCATCACGGTTATTGATTATTTCTCTGTTTCGGTCCATGAATTCTGGAACAGACACGAAGATTCCTCTTCGCCTAAAACCGTTACCTGCCCACACTTTGTTGAAATATGCGAGCATCAACTTAATCGCCCAACTTGTCTTGCCGTTACCAAATACGTCTGAATATATGTACAGGCTACCTCCGCTCTTCGTCCAGTTCTCAATGTCATCTTTGATTTCCTGTAAACGAATGAATGCAGGTCTGTCTTTTCCAGGTCTTAGCTTCAATGGAATCCATTTAGACTCAGGAATGTTAGATTGCTGTACAAGATTTAGCATTTCTACGTACCGGAGACAAGTATTGCTACACCCACCCGGAGACTTTGGGCAAACTCCGAGGTACCAACACTCCTCTGGTCTCATTAGAACACCTCGTCATCTTTATATTGTTCTGCTCTTCTATCGTTCTTTGGGTCCTTTGGCTGAAATGAACCGGGCTTTGAAGTGTCAAAAGAAGGAGTTTCCTGTTTGGACACTTTTTCAGCAGCATAGCGAAGTGACCTCCATCCTGAACGAATAGTATCTGAAATGATTGTCATCTGCTCGTTTGCCTTGAAGGTATATAACTCTTCCAGTTGAGCTCTTATAGTTACTTCAGGAAGGAAAGTTCCTTGCTGACCGAGCATTCTGAAGAAGTCGACGAGTTTATCTGATACTTTCGAATCAAATTCAAACTCATCTGAAATATGATGACATTCTAAAACGAACTTCTCGACTTTATCCTTCTTCGCTTTGTCTGATTTCTCTGAAACAAGGGAATCATTTTTCAGCAGAGAACGCTTACCGCTCGACGCAGTCGACGGTACATTTATTGATATATCTCTTTTTGTATTATTAAGTACCGTTTCGGTACTGGTACACCCGTACCGTTTCGGTACTGGTCGTTCTGTTTTACCAGTACCGTTTTCGTACTGGTCAGCAACTGCTTGATAGTAGACACGATTTACAGAACCCTTGTAAACCTCTGTTCTCTTGGTAATGAGTCCCTTTTCATCGAGTTTTTTCAGACAGTCCTTGACAGTAGACACACTTGCTCCTATACAGGTTGCAAGATACTCCTGAGGTGCTCGGTACCAATTTATTCCATCTCTACTATAACTGTATATCATAGAATAAATTAGAAGTTCGTTTCCTTTCAGGCCAAGACGATTGATTGCCCATCCTGGTATATAAATGAAATCTGTGTCTTTCATTATTCCACCTCCCGAGTTTCTTGGATTTCGTATTTCCAATCAAATCCAGGACCATCTTTGACCTTGAATCTGATAGCCTTGTAATACCCAAACGCAGTCAGCTTATGAAGAGAGGTACTAATGGAACGCTCTGCGTCCTCGCTATTCTGTTTGATGTTATTGATGGTAGGCTTGATTCCTTTGCTGAGTAGTTCCTTGCATACAAGAATAGTTCCTTTCTCTCGCAATGCTAATTCAGGGTCGAGCTCAAATCTGATTTTCATATACATAACTCCTTTCCATAGTTTAGTAAATAACAGTACAACACCTAAAATAAATGTTGTACTGTTATTATACTACATTATGAACACAAATACAACCGGGTTTGATTATTTCTTAGTTTTTTAACATCAGTTGCACTTCTTCTGCTTGACGGTCTACTTCTCTGTTGGCATCGTTCCATAAGCACTCGCGTTCCTTTTCGATATTCGCAGTTTCAGGAACAATACGTTCTTCTGAATAAGTAAATTTATACCAGCCTTTTTTGGTTTCAATGCTAAGCCCAGATTCCGCCTTGATTGAAGTGGTAATGCCCTGGGTGGTATAAGTGTCCGCCTCAACCTTTTTCGTTTCATCTCGTGGCGTCTCGTTGTTCTCTGTGGGTGATACAGGCTTTTGCTCCTTTACAGGTTCAGGTTCCGTATAACTTTGGCACTCCTTACAAGAGAACTCCTCACCATCTACATTCATTGTGATACCGTTGCACTGTGAGCAGTACTCGTCTGCTTCGTCCCCTGCATACGCACACTTCGGAATATCGGGGAACTGTTTCTTACTTACTTTCGCCATGATTCTTTTCCTCCTTAATTTGTAATTCGATTACGGTCATAATAGCATAGTTGGCCAGGTCCATCAAAGTGTCTTCCACAGACTCATCTTTGACTTGTTGACTCTGATTTTTAACAGTGAGTGCTTTGAGTCTATTCAGCTTATCTTCCAGACGAATACAAGACATTGTCATTCCATATTCATCAAAAGACTTTGCGAAGCTGTCACCGTAATCTTTATTCTTGGTTTCATACAGATTCGAGAGATAATTACATATCTCCTGATGTCTTTGCACCTTATCCATTCTTCTCCTCCAAATCTCCAAACACTTCTGGAAGAACATCTTTCATCTCTCTAAGAAGAGGAAGTGCTACTTCACGCATTTGAGGGTGAGGGTTTCCAGTAGTTCCCAGTGCTCTGAGTTTGAAGAAGTGTCTCCACTCACGAAGGTTCATTGTTACGATAATTTCTGTCTTAAGGCTATTTGGAAGAACAGAGCGTGCTTCTTGAGGTGTACATCCCCAGTCGAGCAAATCAAAGTATGCCTTTTCAGATGCTTCACAGTTGTTCTTCCAGATGTCCCATCCTTTTGTTCCTTCTTCTAAGAACAGGGGAGCAATAACCGTGATTTCTCCGCCGAAACCTTCTTTACCATAATTACAGTATCTCGTAGATTCTTGAGCATAACTGGCAATACGGTGACGAACAATCTCGTGGCTGACTCCTCTGTCACAAATGAATTTCACAGTAATGGAGAAATGCTCAATCATTGCTTCGTGTCCGCTTTTAACAAGACCCTTTACGAATTTAGATGCACTCTCTTCTGTGATTTTATCCTCGCTCTTGTAACATACTCTTCCACAGCGTTCAAGCTGTCTAAGAATGATGTCACGAGGAATAGGTGTCATGATTTCATATCCAGCACGAATAATCTTCATCTTGCACCTCACTTCTTCGCCTTACCGAGACGAAGTGTGACGGTAGGCTTTTTCGGAACACGACAAGGATTCAAGATAGCAGCATCTACTTTGTGGTTGTAAACGAGAGCTTCAAATGCATCATCGTCCAGGTACTCTTTGGTCTTGACAGCCTTGCTGAATTGCTCAGGCGTAAGATTCTTTCTGAGAATTTCAATCGCCTGAAGTTCGTTGAAGTCCTCTTTCTGTGTGACACTGATGGATGCTCTCACATCACCGACGGTGTATTCAGAAAGGTCTTTGTCTGTCATTTCAGACTTGATTTTCTTTCCGTATTCGTCCACCAGTTTTTTGAGCGGGTCAAGCTCTTCTTTCTTTCCGGCATAGATTTTAATCATGTCGTCAAGACTTTCTTTGGGTTGCGTGTTTACGCTTCTGCGTGTTGCCATAATTGTTTCCTCCTATTTTATTATCTCATTTTCTTCTTGACTTCAATAGAATTAGTTTCTCTGTTTTCAAGAATCTTTTCTCCTCGCTTACCCCACTGATATGCGGCGTTAAAGTCTGCCATCACACCTTTATGAGTAGTTTGGAGCTTGTTTCTGAATTCCTTCAGGAACATAATGTCCTCTTTCTTGAAGTGCTTTGTCTTCCTCTTGTCCTTATAGTAATAAGGCGGAAGATAAAGGTCTGATGGATGTTCGAATCCATCACTTTCCCACCACTTGTACCATCGAGTAATAGTCGTGGTTGAAACTCCGACGACATAGGCGGCTCTACCGATAGTCAAGTATCCTGCATTTAATTCTCCCATTTAGTTCACCTCCTTTGCGTGACAAAAATATATGCCGTCTTGATATTTATAAACACCGGTCCCTTGCTCAAATTCAGCTTGGAACACGACTGTTTCAGGAATTGTTGAGGGTTCTGATAATACCCTCTTTGCTGTCTCGTATGCTCTTTCCACCTCATGCTGTTCTTCTGGTTTAGAACTTCTGTCTGCGAATTTAACTCCTGTCCAGTAGAACTCTCCATACTGGTTCCTTGCTTCCAAAACTTCTCTAATAGAATCTGGAAATCTTGGGTCTTTAACTCGATTTAATATCACATAACCCACCAACATTCGAGTTTCATCTGAACAAGCATCACCACCAGCTTCGTTATAGATAGCTGCAGCCATACAGAATAGTTCATCTTCTGTATATGTAGGTTCCAGTTCTTTCGTCGGCGTAGGCTCCGGAGTAGGAGTTGCTGTTAGAACATCTCTCGTTATCTGAAGAGTAGGTGAAGGAACATTCGTCGGTGCTGATGTACCCGACACCTGCTCCTCTCTCTCTTCTATATCCTTCGGTATAAATATCCACACCATAAGACCAATGATTGTGACGAGAATGATGCCGAATGCTATTCTCCTATTCCGGATATTGTGTTTTCGTCTTCTCATCCTGTCACGACTTATCTCTTGATAATCCATTTTATTCCTCCTTAACTCAGCAAGTAATCAATAAATGCTGCTTTATTTCTGCCTTCGAATTTACCGTCTATGAGCAAGTCTGCCATCTTACCTTTTCTATATACAAGGTCCAGAATTCTTTCATCAATCGTATCTTTGCATACGATTGTGATGACACGAACAGTACCTTTCGTACCGATACGATGTGCTCTGTCTTCTGCTTGGTCTTTCAATGCTCTATTCCACGGGTCATCAATGAAGATGACATTCGAAGCTGCTGTTAAGGTAAGGCCGGTACCCATCGCACCTATTGTTCCGATGATAACTTTACAGGTTGGGTCGTTCTGAAATCTCTCGACTTCGTGCATACGCACATCTGCTTTGACATCTCCTGTAATGTATGCCGGATTGTATCTCTTGAGTTTCTGTCTCATTATCAGTGTCATCTGTTCCCATTGGCTATAAACAATCGCCTTCTGTCCAACAGATGTGATTTCCTCAATCAGTTCTTCCATTCTGTCCATCTTAGCGGACTGAGTGATTGTGGAAGAAAGGATTCCAGGATACCCTGTCGCCTGACGAAGTCTTATCATCTGTGACAACGGGTCGTTGCTGATTCTCAATTTATCGATGTTGCTCTTGACTTCCTTCTTCACTTCATCGTATATCGTCTTCTGCTCTTTGTTCATGTCGACATATTCGACTGTATGAATCTTCGGAGGAAGGTCAAGAACTTCGTCTTTCGTTCTTCTAAGCATCACCTTGTCCAGCAATGCTCTTATCTCGTCCAGATTTTTATAACTGATGACTTCCTGATTATTGAATCCACCCATCACGCAATAGTGCTGCTTGTACTGATAAAAACTATGCTGTTCAAATCCAGCCCATTTCAGCGGAACATAAAGGTCCAATGGACTGTTGACAAGAAAAGTACCGGACATCGGAATAGCATATTTAGGATGAATAGACAAGAGTGCTTTTCCTTGCTGCGAAGTAGGATTCTTTGCTTTGTGAGCCTCATCGAATGCTACCATTCCAATTTGACCCATATCGCATAACTTCTGAATTCTTTCTGCTATCGGAAAGACTGTTTTGTTGCCCTTTTTTGTTGGCATTGCACGAAGAGTCTCAATATTAGTAATAATGAAGAAGTGTGGCGGCAAGTTCATTAAGTCATCTAATTTATCCTTACTCGTACCCTCTATCATCTTCACAGGAGCTCTCTTTGTATATCGAGTTCCAATAACCCAAGCATCTTCTTTACTATGAGTATGAACTTCGTCCACCCAGTTATATTTCGTACCGTTTACACCGCAGATGATTAAGCAATGCTTCATTCCTTCAGAATGCTTACGAGCGATAGCTAGGTCTATAATCTCTTTTGTGTTGTGCGTAACAATAAAATGCTCTGCTAGATATAAACTTTCCGAGTCGTCTACTGTTATACATTTTGCATCACTGTTATCAATTCTTTCAATGTTTGTTATATATCTACAGGGTTTGAACTTCCTTGGTTGTAATCTACTCTTCTTTCTAGGCAGCATTACGAGCTCTTGCGGATTATCGATTCTAATTGTTATCGTGTATGCACCTTTGCACTCACTAATAACAGCCATTCCTCCAAGACTTTCCACTAAGAATTCAACATCCTCACATAGTTGTTTAGATACCGTTGTGTATTGAAGCAAATTATCTGCAGATGCATAACCGTCAGTGTCTAACAAACCCTGAAGGATTGCTCTGCGTATTTCGATGGTATTATACTTATAACAATCTGGTATAAACTTGGTGTGCGAGTTGCATCCAATTAAATTGAGTTGGCTTAATGCTGCCTTAACTTCGTTGCGTTTAGCACTTGTTCCTAAAGGCCTTCCGATATAGTAGTCTATTGTACCTTTAAGAGAGGAAGGTTGATATACTTTAATACCGTCAGGAAGTTTTCTCTGTATTTCATCAAGAATAAACTCATCTGTTGTAGTTAATCTAGCATCTGCTGTTATGGAACCGTCTCCGAGTAGCACCCCAACTACATAAGCATCCAGAGGTATTGATTGTTTATTGAATTTAACAGGTAAACATCTGTCAATGCGATAATTATAGTTAGTTGAATTCCTCAAGGCGTCCTTTCTAACAACACCTCTATGATTTTTTAGCAGAAACCAATTTGTGTCTACTACTTTTGGAATTTCCTGGTCATATACTTTCCACAAGTGGTCTTTGCAACATTTAATCTGCTTACCGTCTGAGAATGTGAACTTATACATTTCAACATTTTTATGATAAAATGTGTTAGTTACTTTCACAGGAGTTCCAGTTCTGTTGAACACATAGTCGCCCACCTTGATGTCTTTCATCAGCTTATAACCAGTTGGTGTATAAATTTTTGTATCTAGCGAAAGTGCTTTTCCCAGCCCTTGGTCGTCTCCGAGAAGAAATGAGTCATTTGCCAGACCATACAGTACACCCTCCAGCTGGTGGTTATACGGTTGTGTCGTAAAGGCAAAATCTTTTGGTAGTTGTACTTGGGTTTTAGTTTCTTTAACCATCTCGCCCACAATCTCAATGTCTCGCGTGGTTAATTTGTTACATATGGTAGGAACTGCCGTTAAAGGTACTTCCCACATCTTTGATTCGGGTAGGTAAACACGGTTACCTAATGACTTGATATATTCGACTAATTGACTGTCGTACGGAAACGATATGAATCCGGATTTCGGCGACAACGGAGTCGGCTTCAACTTAATAGGGTCGCCGATTTTGATTTGAATCATATTAGCCCTCCTTTCTGTGTATGTTTGTATTGTAATACATACTGAGTGATTTGTCAAGGGTTTTCTTAAAATTATTCAAGAAATAATTAAAACAAGGCGACGCCCAAGTGACCAACTTAGACGCCGCCTATCAAAAGGAGAAAATAATCAGATTTTAGTGAGGTACTTCTTATCTACAGCACCTGTGACAGCTCCAGTCCTCAGCGTTGAAATAACTGCACGATTTCCAGAAAGTTCTCTCAGATACAAAGTAGAAGAATATACCCAGGATGCAAATTGCTTGCTTGTTCCATATGAAGGAGCACCGAATGCAAGTTTGACTTTGTCTCCAATATTAAGTGCTGCAACTTCCGAAGCAGATGCAGCAGTTCCGGATTCAGTTGTGATAAATGCATCAAACCCCTTAGACTTCAGAGAAGCCATAGTCTTTTCAGCATTAGCCTTAACAGAATAAGCACCCACTTGCACCTTATACAGATTACCCACTTTAACCATATAAGTTTCAAACCCTGCGTCTTTTACTTTAATAAGGAAAGCATCTGCGTTGGCTTTAACTCCAAAAGCACCCGTCTGCACTCTGTAAAGTGTGCCTGGAGTAGCCGGTTTTTCGGTTTCAGTATTGGTTCCTAATTTCTTGTTCACTGCGTCAGCAATAGCGCTGTGGCGCTCATACAACCAAGGACCCGGACAAGATTTATTAGCATAGTCACGATGGACGGTCATATTGCAGCCGTTCAAATGATTTACACGAGAATTCTTGTCCTCTGACCATACAAGCTTCTTGATATTATTTCTCTTGCAGATGTCAGCTACAAGTTCAATCAAAGCTGCATAAGCCTTATCAGTCACCTCTGTTCCTTGAATATTACTGCAAACTTCAATCGTGATTGCACGATGGTCATTTGCTCCTGAAGAAGTACACCAGGAACGGTCCTTCTCTTCTACGCTAATACCAACACTTCCATCTCCACCCACGACATAATTGCAAGACGCCTTCCTTTCTGGATTAGCAAAAAAGTCTACAATCTGCTTTGCAGTATTGTTTTTGTTTCCGGCGGTGCAATGAATAGTAATGGTGTCAATCGCATGATTTCGAGGACTGTTTTTATTTGGAGAGATTTTTGTATAAGTTGAAAGCGATGAATTACTCATTTTTCATATCCCC